ATCAGCAGCAGGCCTGATAAATGGATGCTCTGCCCTGCCTGTATTTCCTCTGGTGCCGTACTCTACAAAGCGCCAGTAAAACGCATCATGCTTTGCATCATTTCCATGCTCAACATAAACAACACTAACAGGTTTGTCTGGCGGCGACTTTTTGCGCTTTGATTTTATTGCTTTCTTTAAAGTTCCGCCGCCTTTTGATATAGGCGCATTAATTTTTGAATCTTTCGCAATATTTGACGCAACTCCGTGAATCGTTGCGCGCATCAAGTTTCTTGCATGGCGTGGTGCTATTTGAGATAAGATTTTATTAACATCTTCAACCCCAGTAATAACAACACTCATTGCGCTACACCTCGCTCTGCCATCATCACCGTGTAAAGCTCACGCGATCCAGCTTTTTCTATTGCGCGAATATTATACTCGTCACCACCCCAAACTATGCGGTCATCTTCTCGCACATCATCGCGGTAACGCACAACAAATGTATTTGTCATTGTTGCGTTTAATTTATCGAATCGTTCAGACTCATTACCAGACATTGGCCTAACTTTTGCCCATATATCAGCAGCTAAATTCACTAGCGTTACAGTCTCACCGCCCATGCCATCGCTTGCTAATTGCTCGCGCTTGATGGTAATTAGTTGATCTAGCTCACCGGGGTGCCAATTCATTACGCAACCCATCCAACACGGGAAATTCCAAGCAAATTATTCACACCCATTGGCACCTCTTTAACTTCAACACCAATAGTGGCCGCTGTTCGGCATTCATACCAGTGCGCCACAAGCAAACGAATAGCGCGCTTTATATTTGGTGCAACAAGAGCGGCTGTGGTGCCTGCCTTGAACTGAATTGTGATAGCGTCGCGCCTATCATAAACGCTCGGCCAATCAATGTTTGTTTTAGGCTCGATGTAAGCCATATCTTCAAACTGATAAAAATAAAAATCATCTAAATCTAGCGTTTGCTCTGCATTTTCCAAATCGTAATAACTTAGCGAAATCATCTCAGCTATTGGCAATAACGGGAAATAAACGCGCCCATAGCCATCAGGAAGCGCAATAGAATAATCCCATACTTGCTCGACTAGCTTCTTGCCAACAACCTCTTGACAATACTCAGTTGCAGCCGCAATGTAATCTTCAATTAAATCATCCTCAGCGCTGTGCTGTATGCGTAAATCAGCCTTTACCTCAGCAGTGGTAACAGGATAATCGGCGGCAGCAGTAACGAGAGTTAATAAATTCATTTAGCGGTAGCCTTTTCGCTAATATTTTTTGCGCTTGCGGTTTCTTTCTTTGAAACTGCAACACACTGACCAGCCTCGATCATGCGCAAGCCTTCAGCATCTTCAACTTCGATCTCATCGCCAGCATTTTGAGAAAAGCTAGAACTAACACGCGAAACAAGCAGTTTAACTTTCATAAATCCCCCAAAAATCGCCCGGCTTTTACACCGGGCAATCTATTACGCCATTACCATGTGTTTAACAGCGGAAGTGTTCAACAATTCGCCGTCGAAGCGCTTGAAGCCAACCATACCAATTTGGAAGTATTCTGCATAACGCTCGCGCAAAGTAAGAACTTGGAATCCGCCTACTTTACGAACGATATAGCGAGACATATCACCAAAAATAATAGGCTTGGTGCCAGTTGCAGCAGTTGCCATAGCTTGGTTAATGCTGTAAGGCTTGCCCCAAATGGTATCAGGCTCAGCGGTACGAACATCGCCCATTTGCCACAAGTAGTTGCCGTCGCCATCTTTTAACTTACGAATAGCCAGCAAAGTGGTGTCGTTAAACATCCAGCGGGCTTTCGGTGATGCGCGATAAGCTGGGTCTACAGAGTGGAACAAGTCCAAAATTTCATCAGCAGTAATTGCAGTGGCACTTGCAGCAGTTTTACCGGCGGCCGATGCAGTAACAATACCGTTTGGCTGGCTTGAGCCAGTGCCAGTAGTCAAAACACTGTTAGCCAAACGACCAAGACGCTCACCGAACAAATCAGCCATCAATGCTTCGATGTTGAAAATTGAATCTTGCAGCAATTCCATAGGAACGCGAACCATGCCGGTGTCGTATACGTAAGAATCAAGCAGCTTCTGACCAAAAACAACGTCGTCGGTGCCGTCATCATCAACAGCGGCGTTTTGCGCCTTAATACGGCCAGTTTTTGCAGTATCGTCAACAGTTGGGAACTCCAAGCGATTGCCGCTAGTAGTTGTAAGCTCGCGAACGATGCTCCCATCCCACATCGGACCCCACAATGCCATTGCTTTGTCGATTTCATTCATCAACGTTACTGGTACAGTATAGCCACCGCTTGAACCTGTAGTAGAAGTCTGCGCACGCTCTTCTGGTGACAGGTCTACACGCCCAGCCATTAAAATTGAGCGCTCTTCAGCATCCAATGATGATGCGCCGTTGCGAAGCTGCTTATAAAACACCTCTTTATATTCAGGGGCATTTTGGCGAGCCTCACCTTCGGCAATTTTATCGCCAAAGGTAGGGCGTTTTGATTCAAGTGCGCGAGCTTCTGCTTCTGCAACTTTTTGTTCACGCTCAACACGCTTACCAATGGCATCGTGGTCGGCCATAATGCGATCAAAACGCGCTTCAATTTCTACGGCGCGTGATTTATCGGTTTCTGGCGTAATTGAATCAAGCTCTTTTCGGGCTTCGGTAGCTAATACAGCCATCTGTTCCCGCAGTTTAATCAAGTCACTCATGGGATTAATCTCCGTTTTTGCCTTGCCCAATGGCGGAAAATGGGCGACTAAGTGCGGGAACCGCTTACTTAGTACCAGCGATTGCTAGTTTCATGCGCATTCTGGCGGCTATTGGCGCGCCTGATTGCTTATTCTTTGAACTGCGATGCTCATTTAAGCTTCGCAATCCAATTTCTGTATCACCGTATGCTGGGAATGTCACGATAGAAACATCAGCTAGCGATGCTTTTCTAATTGTGCGTAATGGAATATCACCAGACTCATCCCACTCCTGAACATCCGGATAAAATGCAAAACTCATTTTATCCAGATCGCCCCGCTTCATTTTTGGAACAATTCTCTGCACTTCAGGGTCAGTCGGATCAAGTTCAGTTTCCATAAACAGGCCGCGCTCATCCTCTTTAATCTTAAGGGTGCCAGAGCGCGTGCGAGCCATTGGAAGGCCTTCGTGATTTATCAGGAAAACTACATCGTCACGATTTACAGCTTCAGAGAAAGCACCTGGCGCTATTTTTTCTCTGAAATATCCACCGATCACCGTTTCTGAGTTAAACACGGCGGCATAGCCTGAGACTTTAATAGTGCCAGACTCTTCGCGTATCTCTACCGGCGATCCGGCGCGTAACTCTTTGTTCATTTTCAAATCCTCTTTGTTACATTATAACATTGCGCAACGATATAACATAACGCCAAATAATTAAACTGAAGCTGGTGCTGGCTGTGTAAATGTTGTCTGAGTTCCAAGCGGCACTGTTGCGCCCTGAATCAATAAGCTGTCTGATTTTTCAACAAACGGCAGATTTTCTTTATCTCTAATTTCAGCAGGTTGCATGATTGCATTTTGAACAGCGGTTGCATATCCAGCCATGCGCGTCGCAAAGTCACCACGAAGCAATCCATCTAAATTAAATTCAACGTATTGATCTTGATTTTCTCTGCCAAACAATTTTAAGTTTAGCTCTTGCTCTGCTTGCACAACCCAGCGGCGGATAGTGTGCTTAACTAAATGCAAGTCTTGCTGCTCTGTATTTCCAATTGTTCCATGCGTTAAATCTTGCAAGAATACTGGTGGCAAAGAGTATATGCGTGCGACCTCTTCAATCTGAAATCTCTTTAGCTCAACAAGTTGTGACTTTTCAGGATCTACGCCTATTTGCTTAATGTCATGACCAGCTGGCAAAGTTAAAACTTGGCGACCATTTTCACGCGACTGCTTCTTAATTGTTGACTCTACATCCGAGGCGGCGCGCTCAAGTGCTTTGCCTGATACAAAATTTCCAGTCATCACAAAAGGAGGTATTCCACCATTCTGGAAAAACTTTGACCCGTAAGCAGTTGCAGCAATTGCAAGGCCTATAGCATCTTTGTTTTGCAGTATTGGGCTAATCGCAGTAATACCATCAGACTTCAACATAAATGGTATGTCGATAATGTCTTTTTCTGGATAGTCTTTCGATGTTTGTCCGCTTTTTATACGGTAAACCTTTTTAAACCCGGTTCTTTTAACGGTGACATTTGCAGGGTCAACAGGGAAAATATTTAATATTTCACCAGTTGATAGGCGCTCAATATAGGATATTTGTCGCCCGCCAGTGAATGTTCGCTCAAATGAATACTTACGCCAATCAAATGACGTTTGCCCATCAGAAGGGCAATCATGGAGTATTCTTTGTAATTTTTCATCGCCCTTTTCGCGACCGGCCTCTGTTTTTCTATAAACAGATAGCGGAAGGCTAGCAAGAGTACCTGATAGGAAGTTTACAGCAGCCCAAACAGCAGGAACCCCAAGAGCAGAATCAACAGAAACATTAATGCCAGCGCTTGATAATGAATCAATACCGAAAAATTCTACTATTGCTTGGCTTGAAATAGGTATTTGTGGATTTTCTAAAGACGATCTGACCTCGGCTTTATCCGATTTTTTGCCAAAAAAAATATCTTTTATTCCAGCCATTTCAGCCTGCTATAGAATAAGACTCATCTTCCCATGGTGATGGGGGCTCTTGTTCTTCTGCTTCCGAGTTTAACACACCTATCGCCATCGTCAATGATACCATGCCATCAACGCGCCCAGTAGCTTTGTGCTTGTCAAGTTTTCTATTATCGGCGGGGTCTTTTGTTATCACAGCATTTGCTGCGCACATAGTAAGCACAGGGTGCGCGCCATGATTTATTTTTGAGTTAAGCAGAAGCGCCTCAAATGCGTCAATTGCTGGCGACATATCTTTATAGCCCTGACCAAAAGGCACTAAAGGCAGATTTATGCCAAGCCTAGTGCAGGCAGCCTTGAAAACATCAATGCGCCATCGGTCAAAAGCAAGCTTTTCAACATGCCTAGCGCCTATTATCTCGCTAATTTCTTGAGCTACAAACTCATAATCAACGGTAGCACCTGGCGTTGTTCGCAAAAAACCCTGCTTAACCCACACATCATAAGGCTGTCGATCAACCTTTTGCCTATCTAACAAGCCTACTTCAGGCGTCCAAAAGTATTGCTCGACGTCAATTTTACCCTCTGAGTTTTCAGAAATAAGAGTGAATGCGGTCAAATCTGTGCGCGAAGATAGATCTAGCCCTCCATACCAAATATCGCCGTCGCCAATTATCTGCCCAATGTTTTCCATCCACACTGATCGCGATACAAAAGGCGACACAACAGATACACGCTGGTTAAGATTTAAGTTTCTGAAAGTGTTTTCAAAGCTAGGCATCCGCGCTGCTTTCTCTGCCTGTTTTCGCATGTCAGTGAGCGAGCGAAATAATCCCAAAGCTGGATTAGCTTTGTACCATCCCGACTCATCAAGAGGATCTGCCTCTTGATCGGCTGCATAAACATGGCAAACAGTTTTTGGCGGCTTGTTATTGCGCGAGTCATCAATCAAAACGCTAAATAAATCCGCATCGTTAGCGGCCTGCGTGCTGATATAAATCAATAGCGGGTTATCGTATGCACCTTGAGCAGTTGTTATCGCATCAACGAAATCAGATTGTGGCCCCGATATTTGCCCGACCTCATCAAGAATGGCCAGTATCGGGCTTTTACCATGTGCAGTTTTACCCTCTGCACTGATCGCCTGGTACTCTACGCTAAGAGGTAGGCCAATTAATTTTTTGCCGGACGGAATAATTTTTATAATTGAGCTTAATTTCTCTGAAAGCATCACGCACTTAGATGCCAGATTGTAAACCTCGGCGGCTTGGTCACGGCTCATTGCCCCTGAAACTATGCGGGAATTCTGCTTAGCCTCGGGGCCAACTAAATGAATCAAAAGAATAAATGCGATCGTGCCAGTCTTTGCATTTTTGCGCGCAATTGACAAAATTCCCGTATCAGTTCCGTTAGGGTTGTCATAAATTGCAAGAATAAAAGCGACCTGAAAATCTGCAAGAACTACAGGCTTTCCAACATGCTCGCCCTCTGGAACTCTACAGAATGACTCAATAAATCTACAGTTTCGCTCACCTCTTGAGAGCATTGAAACAGGCAATGATCGCCAGTCTC